TTATACAACAATCAGACGGTAGAATCGGTTTTGCTCTCCGAGCCTGGACAGCGCCTCAAACATAAGATCGCCGAAGGCGTAAGATCCCTTCATCCAATCACTGCTATTTTCGGTGAACGCAGCGATCAGCTCGTCCTTGGGGCGATCGGTCTTCTCCAGAAATTCAGCGTACTTCTGCAGGAGCAGATTTGTGACATCATGAATATCTTTGAACTCCGGATGTTCAAGAAGCCATGACAAGCGGGCTGTCGGGGTGAGCTGTGTCATCCTTTTTGCTTGGTCAGGTGACACGGTCTTATCGAGTTGGAACACTCCAAGCAGATACAAGAGCGCTGAGTAGCAGGTCAGCATTCGGCTGTGCTTCAATTTATAATTCTTGATCTTGCCTTCGATCTTTTTTTCGTGGGGGTCACGCTCTGTTTTTGCTTCGTAATTTACGCAAAAGGTCCGCCACAGGCGGAGGATATCGTTGGCAAGGAAGGCGGGCATGAAGCGCTCGGCATGATCACCATAGTCACGCCAGTAGGAGGCAATGACATCATCGATGATGTCACTGTAAGCACCCTCACCTAAGAGAGGCTGGCTCTCCAGGAACAGCAATAGCCGGCCAGTGAGTGTATTGTTGGCATCATCGTCCGGTGCGCCGAGAGACCCTGTGAACTCCTTAACCGAGTAGTGGCCCAGATATTTCCCATCAGCATCGAAGTCCGGAATGCCCAGCTTCCGGATTGCGCTGATCAGATCAGCCTTCACCAAAATGGCATCCAAGTGACGAAGTTGACTCGTTATAACTCCGTCCACCTCTCCGATCTTGCTAACTATGAACAAATCAAGGTCGCTGTTGTTTCCCACCTCAAGGCGACCAAAGGAACCCGTTGCATATACACAAGCTTTAGCTCCCAACCGAGCATTTGCCTCCGTCAACGCGCTTTTGAGTTGTCTCAAACGGTCTTCGGTTCGTATTCTCCGCTCTGATAGATATTCCAAAAGTTACGCCTCCCATTCAAAAACGTTTGCAAAAATTTCGGCCTGCTCGATTGCGTCATCGAGAGCGTGATGAGTATGTCGGCCAGATGGCAGCAGCCGGCCTGGCAGCTTAGACCTTCCAGATCCAGCAATCGGAAAGCCTGTCTTTACTGAGACAGCGGTCTTAATATCGAAGCACCTCGAGTGACCAAAAGGAGATCCACGGTGTGAGAAACGAACGAAGTACCAGTAAAGCCATGTCCAATCGAAACTCAGTGGATAGGCAACAAAAACAGGATTACCGTCGCCTGCAACAGCGCGAACCCAATCATTAGCTTCGCGCATGGCCTGCTCTGGTGGCATGCCATTCTGAACAAGCCACGTCCGGTCAAGACCGTTTACGGCAAGCGCTTCTGGCTCATAGTCGGACGAGATCGGCCTTAGCTCGCGGTAGAAGTTTTTCTCGTAGTCCGACGGACGCGTGAAAGTTTTTCCATCATAAGTTCCGGCAAACACTAGTGCGAATGACAGAATCGAATATGGGCCGGGGATTGGTCCGTCTGTCTCAATGTCCGCTGAAAAATAGACATCCACGTTTCTCTCCGATTTGATCTTGGGAACATTGCTCAGCACGTTTGGCTGTGCGGCGGTCGTAACCGACTCTACGCTTATCTGAATCATTTGGCTTTGCCCCCACGTTCCGAATCGACCTTTCCACGCTTTTCATGCGCGAAGCTTTCAACACCACCGATGATCCCGAGTCCATCGTTCTGCGTGCATATCAGCACTTGTCGCGAGGTGCCTCCAACGCGTGGAAACTAAATTCCCTCACTGCCCTCAGGCAGCAACTTGCGCATGGCGCCCGCTGCCATCTTCTTGCGGCGCGCCTTTTTCGTATATGTCGTGGTCTGATTCTTTGTCGTCCAGCCAAAAATCGCCATCAGTTCTTCGTCTGTCGCGCCATTCTCGGCCGCGATAGTCGCGCCGGCCTTGCGCAGGCCGTGAGTGGTGCAATGGAAGAGTTCCGCCTGATCGCACCAATCTCGCATTTTGTTGCCAAGTCCATTGACTGTGAAGGGCTTGTTGAACTCCGTCACGAGAAACGTCAAATTGCCGGTCGAGCTTTCGTCGATTGTCTTTTGCAGCTCGGGTAACACCGGTATTTCGACCGTTACGCCGCTGGACTTGCGCGTCTTTTCCGGGCGGATCGTCAAGGTTCCATTCCGAATGTGCTGCCGGCCGAGGATCGCAAGGCTATTAAGACGTAGGCCGGTGTAGAGCGCGAGGTGCAGCATCAGCCGAGCCTTCGAACCAATCGGGTGCTTTGCCTCGAATTGCCGCACTTCGCCGATCGTCCATGTGTGGAAGCCGTCCCCGGAGTAGAGCAGCTTGATCTGCGAAGCCGGGTTGACACTTGCTAAGTCGCTTTCCACGGCCCAGGAGAACATCGCGGAGATTGTTCGCTTCACGTCGTTGCGCGCGCCCGGCTTATCGCGGATAGCGTCTCGAATCTCGAGTACGTGTCGCTTGCGCATGTCGGCGTATGGAAGGTCACCACAGCGAGCCGAGCCGAACTTGTAGTCGCCGACATCCTCGAGAATGGTCGATCTTCTCGCTAGCAGCGTGGCGTTAATGCTGCCCTGCACACGCCGCTTGTACTCCGCAAATAACCAATCGACTGAACCTTTCGCAGCCTGCCTCCTAAGGGCGGTATGAGACAGCTGTTCCTGTCCTGCTGGGGCAAAGGCAACGCCGAGGCGAGCACAGGCAACTTCCTTTTCAAACTCGGCAGTACCCGGCGTTTCCCGGAGGCGGACTTTCTTTTTACCGGGTGCGCGGAAGTAATATCGCGGTTCCCTGGTCCGGAAGTCGCGATCGAGGCTCACGCCTTTCGGCAGTTTGTGATCAACCTTTTTTGGCATTGTCGAAAGCATTGCCTTGCCGTTGTGCTTCGTCAAGGTCGCTCGCGACCTCGACCTTATGCGGAAGCGCTCGGAAACTCGCCCAGAGCTCGTCGATGTCCCATATGTTACGCCCTCTGAGCACGCGCGGCTGCGGCATGGTGCCGGCCTCGACCGCGCTATCGAAAAGTGAGGGGCTGATGCTCAATAGACCAGCAGCCTGCTCACGCGTGACGCCAAATGGCTGCAGGTTCGGTGGCAACATCGCCGAGCGTCGAACGCGTTCGCCATCCATCGCGCGAACGGTCATCATTGCTCAGACCTTCGAGATGGAGGCGCTGAGGCATTTTGCTTCTCCCGGACCAGCTTAACTTTCTTTACGTAGCCGCCCGGGTGGCGCGCACGTGCCCTTTTCTCAGCAATGAGGCTATTCCCAGCGGCTATATCGAAGGTCTTGCCATCATGGAAATGAACACGGAACTCGGGCAGGCTGGCTTGATCAGCTTTCGTATCCATCAAAACAAATCCTTCTCACACGCGCATCGGCATGAGGACAATAAGGTTTTCACGGCTGCCGACGCTGCGGAGCACCGCCGGATCACCCGGTGAGCCAAGGCCGATTTCGAAGCGGTCGCCCGGTAGGTGCGCGAGCGCGTCGGCGACGTAGCGGGCATTGAACCCGATCGACAAATCGGCTTGTCCTTCGAAGGTGACCTCGTCTTCCGCCTCGCCGGCGTCGGGATTGTTGACGGTGAGCTTGAGGACCTGGTCGGCGAAGTTGCCCTGAGCGTCGCGGTGCTCTTCGTCCCAGGTGATCTCGCCTTCGCCGGATTGCAGCACAACGTTGTTTTTGACGCGGGTCTCGGCATGCACCTGCAGACCGCGGGAGAGCGCTACGAGCTCGTTGGGATAGGCGACCTTGAAGCCGAACTTGCCTCGGAAGTCCTCGGCCTCGAAGCTGTCCGGGGCGGACAGCTCGGCGATGTGGTCTTCAATGAACTCTGCGAATTCGACCTGCTCGAGCGGCTTGCCGTTGATCTTGACCCAGGCCTTCCATTCCTCCGAAAGCGGGAATTCATAATGGGCCCGGTGCTTGCCGTTGTCCGCGAGGCCGCCGTTCTTCGCTTCGTGGTAGTCGAAAACGGCGGTGATGGAGGGGTTCTCCCAGTTGGTCTCGGCGAAGATGGCGCTGTGCTCGGTCTTGTGGCGATCGATGAGGGAGATGAGACTCTCGAGCGTCGCCACCTTTGCGGTTCCACTCTTGCGACGCGGGTGCTCGCGAAAGCGCTCGAAGAGATCCGCGACGCTGGAGAGGGCTCCAGACTTGCGGTCGACGAATACGGGGATCGTCGACGGTACTCCCGGGACAGCGGTCGAGAGCGACAGGGTCGCAATCTGTGAGCCGGCACGGTCGGAGAGATCGTGGATCGCGGCGATATCGAGAGCGGCGCCAGCCTTGTTCTGCGTTTCAGTCATTTTTCTATTTCCTTTTGGAGCTGCAGAGGGGATCAGGCGCGCGTGCGTTCGCTGACTTCGCGCGGGCCTGAAAACATGTCGTGCTGCTGGGGATGCTCGGTCGAAAGCGCGCCGCTCTCGGTGACCCAATAGACCGACGACTTGCGGGCGCGCTTCGGCGTCTTGGTCGTGATGTCGGCATTGATGGTGACCATGCCGTTGGCGACTGCGAAATCGAGCTTGAGCGTCAGGTTGCCCTTGTGCACGACCTTGGGGTTGTCTTCGGACATGGCGCCGAGCTCGCCCAATGTCTCGGTGAGCTTCGTGCTCATTTCCTGATTGAGTTCGCCGCCCTCGAGCATGCCGATGAGCGCCTGACTGTCTCGTATGATTTTCATGGAAGTCCCTCGTTAGAATGGGATGTCGTCATCGAGATCGCGCTCGACTGACTGGGAAGGTTGTGAGGAGGAGCGGCCGGCGGCTCGATCGCCGTCGATGCCATAATCTTCGGGGCCATCGCCGCCGGCGCGATAGCCAGAGCCTTCGCGGCGGCCGTCGAGCATGGTGAGGGTGGCGTTGAAGCCCTGCAGGACGACCTCGGTCGAGTATCGGTCGTGCCCCTGGTTGTCCCGCCACTTGCGCGTCTGGAGCTGCCCCTCGACGTAGACCTTGGCGCTCTTCTTCAGATATTCCTCGGCAATCTTTGCGAGGCTCTCATTGAAGATGACGACGCGGTGCCACTCGGTCTTTTCGCGGCGCTCGCCCGTCGACCGGTCGCGCCAGGTTTCCGAGGTCGCGATGTTGATCGTGGCGATAGGCCTGCCGTCTTGGGTGCGGCGCACTTCCGGGTCGCCGCCGAGATTGCCGATGAGAATGACCTTGTTGACCGAACCTGCCATTGGTCACCTCGAAGATCTGGCCGCAGCGGCGGTGGCCGCCTGACCAATGACGCGCCCCTCGCCGATGAGGCGATAGGCGAGCTTCCGGAACTCCTCCTCGGCCTTCATCGGCGCCCACGGTTTGATGGCGCTGGTGAGGTTCGGCGGTTTCGATTTCGGGAACCGTTCGGCGGCGCGCGGGCCGAAGAGCGCAATCGCCTCGGCGCGGCACATCCTGGCGTCCATTGATTTCACCATCGCCGCCTGCTTTTGCGTCCAGGCCTCGGGACCGGGCAGGCCGGCGGCGTAGTAGATCACCTCATCCCAGGCGGACTTGCAGGTCGCCACGGCGTCAATCATCCGCTCTTCGCCATAAAAGTGGTGGGAAGCAGATGAATAGAGTTCCTGGGAAGGCCGGGACTGGTCGCCGACAATGTACTCGTGGCCGTCATGCAGAAGGAATAGCGCGCCGTCGGCAGGCGAGCCGCCTTCATTGATGATCGCCTGGGCGCCCATTACAGAGTGCTGAGCAACCGAGAATGCCACGCCTGGATTGCGGCCGTCGAAGCGCGCGATCTTCGACAGCACGTTGCCCATTTCGAGGAAGCACACGAGCTCCGGTCGAGGATCTGCGATGTCGATAACCGAGCCGTCCGGAGCAAAAGACCAGATCGGCTCAGGGGAAAGACGCATGACTGCAGTCATCCTCACCTCCGGTCGATGGAGGCGATGCGGCGATCGAGATCAACGAGCGCGTCAGTTACGCCGTGTCCGAGCCAGCCGATCGACATGCACGTGACGGCAAAGACCACGAGGACAGCGCGATAGGTCCAGATCGGTGTATCGCGGATAGTGACCTGCCGCGGAGTGGGGTCCGCAAATGGTGTGAAGTGATCCATGATCAGGCCACCCGGCGTTCGTAACGGCGGGCGACGCGCTCGATGACGGCTGGACCGTCCCGCTGGATCTCAGCGTCGGTGAAGCCGCGCTGGCGTAGGTCCCTTTCGGTGCAGCCGGGACCAATCGCCAGCACGATATCTTCCATAGAATGCATCCGCTGGGAGCGGGTAGTGCCAAGAGCAACAAGCATGTGCATCTCCGGTTTGAGGGGGTTGGAGCCCTCAGGATTCGGAGCGATTGCGGCCGCCGCGCTCCCGAGGGATGGCGGCGAAGATAATTCGGTATATGTACCACGTCAACAACGAATAGGTATATGTACCGATTTTTGTTTAAGCCGTAAGATTGTGGCGTTTGGTATGAAAACCGCTTCTGCTTGTGATTCGGCAATAAAAAACCCCGCCGGAGCGGGGTTTATATCGTGCCTCGGATCGGCTCTCACATGTCTATGTAAGATCTTCCGACGCGACCAAAGACGCGAGGGATATTACCGTCCTCTATGAATATCGGCTCATGGTTAGGGTTCGTCGAGACAGGCTCGAAGCGGGTCGGGCTCTGGCGATACCTCTTGTATGTCGCCCCTCCTTCGCCGTCCTCGATCACATAGCAGGCGTTCGGGATGAGCCGTTTGTCGCGACGGTTGACCAGAATGATCGACTCGGGCGGGGAGATCCTATCCATAGAATCGCCGTCGACTTTCAAGGCCACCCAATCGCCTGGCGGAAGGCCAGCAACGACAATTTTTTCAAAGTCATCCGTCGGCATGACCGCGTCCGATGCGGCGAAGGCGCCGGCGCTCACCCATGAGATCTTTGGCGCAGTCAGTGTCAAAGAGGTATTGGGCACATCGTCGAGCTCCTCCGGACCCGCTTCATAGGCGAGCCATTCCGGAGTGGTACGCAGGGCTGGAGCGATGAGGCTCAGGGTCTCGATGCGCGGCATGGCGCCGCGGCGCCAGTTGCGGATAGTCCCGACCTTGGCGCCTGCTGCTTGCTCTGCAGCGTGCTCCGACAGCCCGAGCTTCTCGCGGCGAATGCGCACGCGATCGAGGATCTGTTCAAGTGTGTTTGTGGTCACCATTGTATCCATATCGGTAAATATACCGCATTTGAGAAAAGTTGCGATGGGTACATAGACCGTTGACAATTCGGTACATGTACCACATAAGGGCTACATGAAGATCATCGACACTCTACTTTTGGTATCGGATGCCTTCTGCGCCTCTACGGGGATCGCGGAAGCGACGCTCTCTTCTCGCGTGTTCAATGACGGCAAGCGACTTGCCGCCGTACGGGCCGGTAAGGATATCGGTGCCCGGCGTGTTGAACGCGCGATGCACTGGTTTTCCGAGAACTGGCCTGATGGTGCCGAATGGCCCCTTCTTGTTGCTCGCCCGGCTTCTGTTCTGGAGGCTGCGGAATGAACATCCCTCTCTCAGATTTGCGGCGAGGATTTGTCCCCTGCGCCTGGCTGCAAGGCGGGAGCCGCGCAATCCTCCCGCGCGCTCCCGCCACCGTTTTCCGTTCTGCGTACCCATGCGGTCCTCCGTGATTTGCTGACGGACTGAACCTCTCACCCTCGAAGCCTTCCCGCCATGGGAAAACCCGACCGGATTTCCCGGCACGGGAACGTGTTTTTCATTGCCTGGAGACCTGCATGTCTGTTTCCGAAACGTGGAACTATCGCATCAAGGCCGCTCAGAGAGATCTGATCAAACGCGCCGGCGGCATCGAGCGGGCAGCAGAGCTTACCGCCTTCTCGAAGAGCCAGGTCGGCCGGTGGAACAATGCGGCCGATCCGGACCTCATGCCGTTGGTCGCTGTGGTGGTGCTGGAGGCGGATACGGGAGCGGCGCTGGTTACCGCGATCATGGCGGAAATCAATGGGCGCAGGCTTAGCGATCCGGAGGAGGAGAAGCGTGGTCAAGCCACCGTGTTCGCCACCTTCGCAGAGGCAAAGCGCCACGATGCTGAGCTGACCCATTCCTTCTCGATGGCGATCGCCGACGCTTACATCTCCTCATCGGAAGCGGAGGTGGCTGACCGCAAGGCCGCAGCTCAGATCGAGGCACTAACAGAATTCAGGGCCTCTCTTGCGGCGGTCAAGGCGCAAGGCGGTTCCAAAGCCGGATTGAGGGTCGTCGGCGATGACTAATGGCCCCTTCGAATTCCTGGACCGCTGCAAGAATGTCGAGGCGGGTGTTCGCGAGATGTTGATGACGAGCCTCTTCGATCTGATGGAGGCCGCAGAGTGAGCGAGGACGTCCGCCTCTATATTGTGACCGACGATCCGGCGCGGGCCTGTCTTGCCGTCATCGGCTGCCATATCACCGAGCTCCCTCCGATCTTTCGCATCGTGACCGGACCCGAGCAGATCGCCGCCATACCTAACGGTGCGCGCTGCATCGGACACTGGTTCTCGTGGAAAGTCCGCCGTCCTTCGCGTGCTCAGATGGTTTGGGAGGAACTTCGCGCGCGCGCCGGTGATCGTCGTCCCATCGGCTTGGACGACAAGTTCTTCCAGCTGATCGACGAGTGGAACGCCAAGCGCCGCAAGGCGGAGAGCGAGCGGCTCGCTTCGATCGTTGCCGAATACGTCACGGATAATTCCCAGGGCGGTGCACCCGCCGAAAATCCGCAAAAACAGAGGTGGTTCTGATGTTGCTGTTCGCCGAGATTGGAGTCGATGCGGCCCGCTTTGCCGCGATGGCGCCGGAGCTTCGAACAGAGGCCGTCCTGCTGGCAATGGAGCGTGGCAAATCCGCTGCGGAGATAGCGAGGGCGGTTGGCTCTACTGCATCCGAAGTCCGTCAGATCGCAAACGCGACCTATCTCTTCCAGCTGAGCACGGATCGGACCATGCCTGCCGATGTCGAAGACGAGCGACCGAAGCACACGGGCGGGCGCCCTTCTGGCACTGGCACGGCGTTCAAGATCCTCGATCTTCTCACCGAGGCCGGAGCCTACGGTCTCGCGGCGAATTCAGAATCGTTGGCGAAGACACTCTCCGTCTCCGAGCGTCAGGTTCAGCGCGCCATGAACCGTCTGCTCGGCGAAGACTTCATTGTTCGCCTGAAGGCCCCCTCCGGAAGATCCCCGGCAGTCTGGACCATCACGGCCGATGGCAGGAGCGTTAGAGACGAGGTCGCGGCGAGGCAGGGTAGATGAGAGAGGGAGCCGCTCGCATCCTCCTCGTCGTCGCACCCTCGATCATGGAGTGTTACCGAACGGTGCAGTATTTCGGAATCGACCTCGGCGAATACGCTGGGCAGCTCCGGTATATCAGCCGCCCCTATTCGCTGATCGGCTGGAAACGAGGGACGCCCTTCGTTACCCGCGACCGTGACCACTGGTCCACTGACACCGGCATTGCCCTCGACCAGGCGCTTTGGGCGCTGACCCGGTCGGGCCAGCTGCGGATCGCCGGAGAACACGACCTGGCGCCGCTGCGCCCGTGCTTGGTGGCCGCGGCTCTCCCCAAAACGCCCCCAGTTTCGAGGATTTCGCAAGGATGAGCGTGAGCATCGATGAATTTGTTGAGCGCGCGAAGGCGGTTACCGTCTCTCAGGCCGCCGCGCTGCTGGGCTATAAACTCGGCAAACAGGAATATGCTGGGCCATGTCCAAGATGCGGGCAGGGCAAGGATCGCTTCTCGATCAATGAGGGAAAGCAGGTCTTCAATTGCCGCAGCTGCGGCGGAGGCCGGGATGGCATCGGCCTTATGGCGCACGTTTATGACCTCGACCTGAAATCGCGCACAGGGTTTCTGGAGGCGTGCTCGGCCGCTCTTGGCAATGAACCGATACCTGAGGGCGGTGAGCGCGAAACCGATGAAGATCGGTCGGCTCGCTTGGCGAGGCTCGACAATATCAAGGCTCAAGCTGCGAAAGATGCGCAAGAAGCTGCAGAGAAGCAGGCGGCCTTTCGTGAGCGCGAGGTCAACAAGGCGCGTGGCATCTATCTCGGCGCCACCTTGATAACCGCTGAGCATGGAGGCGTGTTGCGCGAGTATCTGCGCCGGCGAACCGGCTTTGCGATGCCGCAGGGCGTTTTTGAGAATGTCCGTTTCAGCGCCAGGCACACCTACTGGCAGAGGGATGAGTTCGGTCGGCAGGCGGAGCATTACTGCGGGCCGGCGATGATCGCTCCGTTCGTCACGCTGGAAGGCAGGATCACAGGCTGCCACGAAACGTGGATCGACCTTTCCTGCGGCCCCAAGTTTCGGCCCGATCTCGGCCTGGACGAGAAAGGGAGGCGGCTGGCGACGAAAAAGATGCGCGGCACGAAGAAGGGCTCGCTCATTCCCATTCATGGCGGCATGACCGCCCTTCGCTGGGTGATCGGCGAAGGAATCGAGACCGTTGCTGCTTTCGCCTCGGCCGAGGGATGGCGGACGGACACGTTCTATTGCGCTACGGGCGACCTCGGAAACCTTGCCGGCCCGGCAGATCGAGAATCGTGGTTCTACCACGACACGATCACCAAGGAGGATGCGAGCGGCCGCGCGATGCCAGTCCGTGTTCAGGGGCCGGTACCGAAGGCCGATCAGCTTCCTTCCGATGCGGTGCAGGCGCCATCACACGTGTCGGAGATCCTTCTCCTTGCTGACGGCGATAGCGAGCCGGTTGCCACCGCGGCTGCCATGGTACGCGCTGAAACGAGGCTCGCCGCACCGGATCGACTGGTCCACACGTGCTGGCCGCCGGCTGGGGAGGATTTCGCCAGTGCGATCTCCAAAGCGATGTTCCTGGAGGCCGCAGAGTGAGCGATACGAAATCGAAGTCAGGCATTCCGAAGACTGTACGCCGGATGATCGCGCTCGCGGGCGCCCAGCGTTCGGGATATGCCGGAAACCCGGACTCTTTGATCATTAGCGAGCCGGAACACGAGACAGAGCCCCTTCTGCTCTCGCCGGAGGAAATCCGCGAGGAATGCAGCCGTGAGCCGGAAACCGACATCGGCAATGCGAGAAGACTGCTGACGCGGTTCGGCGACAAGATCATGCACGTCACCAATGTCGGTTGGCACGGCTTCACCGGAACTCGGTGGCTCGAGGATGCGTCCGGCGCCGTCGTTCGCGCCTTTGCCCATCAGACGGCCGAGGCAATTGATGACGAGGCGATCAACCTCGACTGCTCCCTAGACGAGCAGGCGAAGATCGAGGCCGGTCGACTAGCGCTGGCAAAGATGAAGGACATGGGGAAACCGCCCTCGGTTAGCGCGGAGGTTGATGACGAGCGCGTCAAGGAACTCGACAAGCTGATCACCGAAATGGTCGAGGCGGAGAAGGCGAAGATCCGCATGGGGTCGCCGAGCAAGAAATGGGATGACGAGGAACATGCCGAGTTTCAGCGGCTCAAGGACGTGATCAAGGTCGGGAAGCAGGCCGAGCGTGAGAAGAAGAAGATGCTCGATGCCACTTCCTCATGGACCGCAGAGCAATACGAGGAATATGCGAAGCTTTCCGATATCGTCGATGCGATGGACAAAGTTCAGGGAGATCGGGCCGGGCGTATCTCGTCGCGCCACAATCATGCGAAGAGCTCGGCCGGGACGTCGAAGATCAACAACATGCTTACCGAGGCTATCCCCTATGTGAGCAAGGAAGTGAACGATCTCAACCGCGATCTCTATGCCGTGAATTGCCGCAGCGGCACGTTGCGCTTCTTCTGTGCCGAGGCGGATGGGCCGCGCATGTGGCAGGTGCGATGTGACCGGCATCGATCATCGGACTTCATCTCCAAAGTGGCCGAGGTCGACTTTGATCCTGCCGCGCAGGCGCCGCTCTTTCAGCAATTCCTCCAGCGCAGCATGCCGAACCCGGATTATCGGGCATTCCTTCAGCGGTACGCCGGATATTGCCTGCTGGGGATCACGGTCGAGCAGTGCCTGCTGTTCTTCTATGGGGCCGGGCGGAACGGCAAATCCACATTCGTCGACCTGATGGTCGACGTTTTGGGCGATTATGCCGTGTCGATGTCCATCGACAGCTTTGCCGGCGACAGCAAGCGCGCTGGCGCGGAGGCGACGCCCGATCTTGCCCGCCTCCCTGGTGCGCGCCTCGTAGCAGCCTCGGAGCCGGAAATGGGTGTCCACTTGAAGGACGCCCTTATCAAGACCTTGACCGGTGGCGAGCCGATCGCCGTGCGGCGGTTGCATCAGGACTTCTTCGAGCTGGTGCCGCAGTTCAAGATTATCCTGTCAGGGAACCATAAGCCCATCATCCGCGACGACAGCGACGGTATCTGGCGCCGCGTCCACCTGGTGCCATGGGAGGTGCAAATCCCTGAAGCGGAGGTCGATCGAGATCTTCCGAGAAAGCTGAAACAGGAAAAGGCTGGCGTCCTTGCCTGGATGGTCAAGGGAGCGCTGGATTACCTGCAGAGAGGCCTGCAGGTGCCCGAAGGCGTCACGGCAGCAACCGCAGAATACCGGGAGGAGAGCGACCCGGTCGGAGCCTTCCTGAGGAACGCCTGCCATGTATCCGGCAAAGACATCGATCGCGAGACGCCGGAAGAGCTGTTCAATGCCTATGTGCGATACGCCAAGCGCGAGGGCCTCTCGGAGTTCAAGCAGGCAACTTTCTCGAAGCGACTGCCGGACCAGACGCGCAAGAGCTGGAAAGGGCAGGACGGATTAATGCACCAATTCCGCAAGGGGAAGAGCGGCACGACCGTCTATTATGGCATCGTGGTTCGCGATGAATTCCGCTCGACAGGGCAGGGAGAGGCGGCCGCTTCGCCTCCGCCCGGGCGATTTGCCAGCGATGAGCCCTTCCCGGAGGACTTCTGATGCGCTATGCCGGAAAAACCCGGACCCTTTGTGGTGATTTGCGGCCATCGCTAGCTGCATCGTCCCTGCCAATATTTCTTCGGTGGGGCGGAAAACGGGACGATAGGGACGATAAAATTCAGCGTCCCTGCTTTGCGTCCCAATCAAAACGTGCGGAATTTCAACGACTTGCGACGGTAGGGACGCTAGGGACGGAAAATCCCGGGTTCTTATGATGCGCGTAAGAAAAGTGCATTTGGCAATTTCTCATCAATAAAAAAATCCAAACAGCATCGCATGTGCATGCGTAAGTTCAAATTACCGTCCCTAGCGTCCCTACCGTCCCTGTCATTGTAAATTGATCAATGTTTTCAATGAAACCGGGAAAGCAGTTTGGGACGGAAACTTCCGAAATAGGGACGGAAACCTGAAATTTGGGGCGCAAGGACCCTCGTCATGAAAAAACTTGGCATTGAAGAGCTTCTCACCTGGGCGTTTACGCAGGAACTGTGCAAGGTCGGGGCGACGGGAGCCTCTCCGGAAGGTTTCAGCCAAGCATGGAGCCTGATGGCCGAAATGGCGGCGCTTGGCACGCTCATCGATCGCAGCCCGAACAGCTATGGCGTGATCCCTGATTTCATCGTGACGGATGACCCTCATCCTGACGCGCTGCTGGTCGGCGACGCGGTGAAGTCCCTTGCGCGCCGCGGCGGCTTCGAGATTGCCGAGGGATGGAATCCCTTTCCGGAGTGGAGCGACGAGCTTGGCCTGATCGCGGCCGACGTTTCAGCCGCCATCCGGCAGGCTTTGTCGCGGCAGGACGCTATGAACGGTCGCCACGTCGTCAGCCTCGTCGCAACGCATGCCATCCTGAAGGCCGGGCCGGATTGGCACGCCGACGAGCCGCAGGTCCGTATGGTCATGCATCGCGGCAAGCCCGCCTGGTTCGTGCAGGCTAAGGCGAAGGACAGCTTCGGCAAGATGCGTTGCTTTGAAGCTGACGGCTACGACCAGCGCAAAAAGCGACCCATGAAGGGCGCCTACCGAAAATACGAGCTGTCGCACTCGCTGGTGTCCGCTGCGCTCTCCAGACTGGACTGGCAACTGTGGCAGGACGCGCTTCTGGTGCTATATACCGAACTTAAGGAGCGCTTGTCGGTCGTTGATTTGCTGCCCTTCGTTCCGAACCGGCAGCCATGGGTGCGAAATGCACGTGCGGCTTCTTCGTTTCAACAGGTTGAAAACGCCTAGCTTTTTTCTCGAAATCACCCCTTGAATTGCGTCAGTCGGTTGACATACCTTCGAGCCTACAGAATTCGGTACATGAACCCGCTTCGGCAAACGCCGGGCGGGTTTCGCATTTAGCGATGGAGGCGGCCATGCACCCCGGCGCTGTAATGGCGCCAGACGAGAGAAGCCGATGATGGATGCTCAGATCAAAGTCGATCTCCAGCAGTTCAATCGATCCCTGACGGATATCGAGCGAAAGCAGCTCCCCTATGCCATCATGCTCACGCTGAACGAGACGGCCAAGGGTGGCCGCCTCGAAGTCCAGCGAGAGATGGATCGGGTCTTCGACCGGCCAACTCCCTACGCAAAGCGGGGCGTCGTCTATGACCGCGCATCGCGGCAGAACCTGAGGGCGGCGGTTGTCGTGACCGGCGACCGCACCAAGGGCGGATTGCCTGCAACGGCATTCCTCGGTCCGCAGATCGAAGGTGGCGTGCGCACCCATAAGGCCTTCGAGCGGCAGCTCGTCGATCGCGGATTGATGCAACGGAACCTGGTGGCCGTGCCAGCAAAGCGGGCGCCGCTCGATCGCTACGGCAACATGACGCAAGGGTTTCTGAACCGTGTCATGGCCGACCTGCAGATCGACTATCGCGGAGCGGGTGCGACCCGTACCCGCACGTCATCGTCGCTCAAGCGGAACAAGAACTACAAGAACGCGCGGTTCTTCGTGCCGAAGCAGCCTTCGCACCTCTACCCGGGCGTTTACCAGCGTGATCCGGCAACGGATGCCATCCATCCGGTGATCCTGTTCGTGCCTCAGGTCTCGTATCGCATCCGCCTTCGCCTTCGCGCAGTCGTCGAGCGGTACGTGGTCGCCAATGTCCACGATCATTTCGCCGTCGCCTTCCAGCGGGCGGTTCGGACGGCCCGATAGGCCGCTCCGACGGTTCGCGGGTCCTTCCTGGCATCCGCCCGCCTGCGGGTATTTGGCACGGCGGAGGTTGCCCAGTCTGGGCGATTTTTTGAAGCCTAAAGTCAGAGCCTAAACTAAAGAGCCGGGCTAAAGAACGAGCGTTCCTAAAGATGAGCCTTGCTGACATCATGACGAAGAGCGCGTTTGCGGCTCATGTCGGCGTCAGTGCCGGGCGCATCTCGCAGTACATCGCCGAGCGGAAGATCTTCGGTGAAGCGCTCGAAGGCGAGGGGCGGAACGCGAAGATCCGTGCATCGGTTGCGGTCGAGCAGCTGCGCAAGACCCTCGACCCGTCGCAGCGGTTCGGAGCGAACGGCACTGCGACGCGATCGCCGCCGGCACCATTAGCTTCCGAGCTGTCGTTCGACGTGCCGGAGAAGCCGAAGGCGCCTTTAAAGCCGACGGTCATCGTCGACCCGTTCATTGACGAGGTCGCGGCCGAGAAGCTGAAACAGCAAAAGATCACCACCGCGCGCATGGAGCGCGAGGAAGCGCTCGAGCTCGGCCGGTACATGCTGACCGACGATGCCCGGCGAGAGATGGTCAAGGCCGTGGCTGAAGCGTTCAAGGTCATGGAACAGGCCATCCCCGAGATGGCGAAGGCGATCGCCGCGCAGTTCTCGGTGTCGACCCATGATGCGACCCATGTGCTGCTGAAGGCCTTCCGGGACCATCGGGCCAAGAAGGCGCGCGACTTCGCCGACGCAGCGGCCGAGTTGGACGAGCATGTCGAGGACGAGCAGCAATGACCGTGTTGTTCAATCCCGAGCGGCTGGCTCTCAGCGTGCTCGCCGAGATCTGCGAACCGCCGCCGGCAGTCGATTATCTCGACTGGGCGAAGCGGAACATCGTGTTCTCGGAACGCATCACGGACCATCCGGGGCCATACAACGAAGACCTGGTGCCGTTCTTCTCGGAGATCCTGCGAGCGTTGTCGCCGGAAGATCCGTGCAACATCGTCAGCCTCGCGAAGTCGGCGCAGATCGGCGGTACCATCTGCGCCAACATCTTCACGCTCGGCTCCCTCGACATGGCGCCCGGCGATTTCCTCTATGTCCATCCGACGGAGGAGAACGCCGCCCGCTGGTCGAAGACGAAGCTGATGCCGCTGGTGCGCGAGATGCCGGCGGTCGCCAAGCTGTTCTCGCAAAACAGCCGCGATGCGAGCAACTCGGTGCTCTACAAGGAACGCATCGACGGGCGCGGCGCCATCCAGGCGGCCGGCGCCAACTCGCCGGCAGGCCTGTCGATGATCTCGCCGCGAAAGCAGGTCCAGGACGATCTTGCCAAGTGGCAAATGAACGAGGCCGGTGATCCGGAGGTGCAGGCGGACAGCCGCAGCAAGGCGTTCTTCAACGGCAAGGTCTTCAAGATCTCGACGCCGATGGTCTCGCCGGGCTGCAAGATCACGTCGAACTATCAGGAAGGGACGCAGGAGACCTACCATGTCCCGTGTCCGCACTGCCAAGAGCTGCAGGAGCTGCGCTGGGAGAACATGCGGGATCACATCGATCCCGAGCATCCCGAGCAGGCACATTTCGTCTGCATCCATTGCGGCTGCGAGATCCACGAGCACCATCGCGAATGGATGGTGAAGCCGGAAAACGGGGCGAAGTGGGTCGCCAAATATCCGGAGCGCGGCCGCCGCCATCGGTCCTTCCGCATCTGGATGGCCTATTCGCCGTTCGAACGATGGGAGAACCTGGCGCGCGAGTGGCTGACGGTCCAGGCCGGCGGACCGGAGAACCGGGAAAAGGGATCTGGCGCCGAGCAGACGTTCTGGAACGACTGGCTCGGGCTCGCCTTCGAGGCGGACAACAAGGCGATCGATTGGGAAGTGCTCCGCGATCGCGCCGAGGACCACGGTTTTCAGCGCGGTGTCATCCCGGCCGAGGCGCTGGCCCTGGTGCTCGGCATGGACGTGCAGGGTGACCGTGTCGAGTGGCTGCTGGTCGGTTATGGCAGGAACCGGTACCGGGCCGTGATCGATCACGGCGTTGTCGACCATCGCGCCGGCAGCCACCTGGCCGACGCCAAGGAACATTCCGGCCATATCTCGGAGCCGGAGGTTCGCGCCGCCCTCGACCGGCTGCTGCAGCGCGAATGGCTCGACGATGCCGGCCGCAAGCGCACCGCCGATCGCGTCGCCATCGACGGCAACGCCTATACCGACGATGTCTGGAACTGGGTTCGCAAGCATCCGAAGTCGCGCGTCATCATGGTGCGCGGCGGCAATACGGAAGCCGCGCCGCCGATCGTG